TCAAGTTGATGTCGGCCTGAACCTTGTCCACGTCGTCTTCGATTGCAGCGAAGTACTCGCCTTGGTCGATGACCAACTGGATTTTTGGTTTGTCAGGACGCTCAACGGTCAGGGTCATGCCCTTCTCGTATGAACGGATTGTCAAGTCGGGAGTGGTACGGATGTTAACCGTGTCACCCATAGACTTGATTTCACCTTCATAGTCAGTGTTGGCAATAGCTGCCAAAACAGTGGCGTCGTAGAAGTTTTCGATCAGCTTAGCTGACCAAATCTCGGGGATAAAATTACCGCTGTAGGCAGCTGCGCCGTTAGCGACGTTGACGGGAAAAGCCATTTTAAGACTCCTAAATCAAAAAGAAAGTTAAGCGGCGTTCAGGACAACACGTCCCTCACGTTGGGCCAAAAAGATATCGCTCTCAATGCTACGTGCTTCTTCCTCTTTGCCTTTGTACTTGCCGTCCATCTTGTCCTTAAAGAAAGCAGTGATATCTTGACGAGTCCACTGTCTCTTCTGGGCTTGAGTCGGAGGCGTTGTGCCGGATGCACGTCCGGGCGCAATCTGCCGTTCAAGTTTACTGGCGTTAGAGGTTTTAGCGGCAACAGCGGGAGCGGTTGCAACACCGGTCTCACGCTTCCACGTCTCGAAAATACTCACAACACGGGGTAGGTCGAGGTTCTCGTGTGCATCGGTCAGAAGTGTCTGTCGCTGCAACCCTGACAAGGGGTCGGGCGATAACAACCAGTTGTGGAACGCTTGGTTCTCGTTAACTGTCTGCCAATCTGGTACACGAGAGGATAACGCTGCGTAGAACTTCTCGTGGGTGTTTTGCGCCTGCTGGTGCGCTACGCGCTGCACCACAGGAACGACACCTTGGAGTTGGTCAATCCGACCCATCAGCTGCTGTACGGCTTGTGCCAGAGGGACAACTTCCTCACGGGTGACGCGTCGAGCGAACTCAACCATGTCCTCACCGTATTCGGTCATGTCTTTGTCTGTCACGTGCGAAGGACGGCTATAGTCCTGCGCTGGCGCCGATTGCATCTGAGTAATCAGCTGCTCCATGTTTGCGAGTCGGCCCTGAGTCTCATCCAACTGGCGCTTTTGCGCGTTGTAGACACCCTGAAGCGAACGCCAACGTTGAGCGTACGTATTGTTATTCTCGTCCGTATCGGAAGTGGTACGGTTTTCTTGCGTAGATGCAACTTCTCGAGTAGCTGACTCAGACGATTCCCCATCTTGTGAGCTGTCTTCAGACTCCGCAGAAACTTCCTCTGTAGAGGATTCTTCTTTGGGGCTGTAGAGATGCTCCGCGATAGCTTTCGCGTTGTCCACTTGCTCTTGGAGTTGAGTTGGTAATGCCATTTTGTACCTTGCTTTCTGCTAAGGAGTTAAGACCGTACGAGCTGCCGAAATTCGGTCAGACACTGCACCCGGCCTTTATAGGTGCTGAAGTGTTCTTGGGTGCCGGAGGCCATGGCTTCGAGCTCGGCGAGACGAAGTCGGTCGAGCAAGTCCGCAAAGTGCGGATATTGCTTACCGATCTGCTTGAGCAGCTTCGATTCGTCGTCTGAAACCTGAAACCTCACGGATGAAACACCTCTAAAGTTGGTTAACTATACAACAAAGTATGCGGTTGTCAAGCGCCACCGTTGCCAGTTATCTGATTTGAAACTACGTTGCCTTGGTCCCCACCACCCTGTGGGTTACCGTCAGGTCCAACTTCCGCAGGGGCTTCTGTTGGGGCCTGACCGGCTTGTTCAGCTTGCATGGCCGCCTGTTGCTCTTGCGCTTTGCGCTCCAGCTCTTGGCGGACTTCAAGTTGTTCGTTTGTGGGCACGATGTCGTCCACGGGCATGGACAAGCCCTTGGCAACTTCGCGCAGGATAGCGGCGCGTCCCATAGGTCCAACAATCTTGGAGTCGATGGGGTTGGCGGTCGCTTGCAAGAACTCGACTCGGCGGACGTTGAGCTGTTCGCGGTTTGCGAGAGTAACAGCACCACGAGGAATAATCTCGCAGTCACCCTTCAGCGATGGATCGTCGACGTACTGCATGTTCCAGTTGTACTGGGCTTGTACGATTGGGCCGATGACATCGAAGTCGATGTGCATGATCGTCTGGCGAATACCTTTACCGGCGGAGCCCATCAACATAGACAGACCTGACGCCGTGCGGCCTGCGCCACCCACTGCGCCGTCGCCGTAGACGTATGCGGGTATACCCGACTGCTCGTCTGCCATGCGCGCGAACTGCCCATACACACCCAAGAGCGCACCACTGCGGTCGTCGGGCTGGTTGAATCGAACGGCTGCCTGCCCAGACCCCAGCGGGTCAGAGACTGTCTGCCAAATCTTCCACGGGTAAATCTTGGTGACTTTCTCACCCTCAGCCAAGCGGTCGACGCTAACCTCGACCTGCGGACCAGACGCCAGACCCATGTTGTTTGCCAGCGCGCGAGCAGCGGCGTTACACATAGCTTGCACGTCTTCGATCAGCTCGGGGTAGCTAACACCCCACAGTGCGCCGGGGCGCTTCACTGCGGATGTCATGCGGTAGGGTTTGTCGCCCAGCGGGTCGTAGTTCAAGGTAGCCTTGATGACCCAGCGACCTACGAGCCAAACACAGGCGTCGTACATCTTAGCTACGTCGGGCACTTCCTCAGCATCCAGACCAAAGTCAATCAAGTCTTGGCCGCTCACGGCGCCCCAGAACTCTAGCGCGTCGAACTTAGTGCTGTCTTCGCGCCAAATGTTAAATTTGTTCTCGAGCTCAGCCTTGGTGTGTTCTGCTGACCACAACCAGTCAGAGGTGCTGCCTTCGTCCAACACGGCGCGGATGGCGCCGTCGTCGTACCCGGGAACACCCAGTAGATCAGACAAGTCGGCCTTAGACAGGCGGTGATGCTCAATGCAGTAGCCTTCGCGCAGCTTGGTAACGCCCGGCTCTGGGTAGAACCTGAACGGGTCTACACGGCTGTAAGTAGGCACTAACTTCTCTTGTACCGTCGGTGCGTAGCTGCCGTCAGGCGCTTGCGTCCACTCCAGCTGCTTAACGCGGCGCACAGTCGGGCCCTTGAGCACGGCTGCGGGGTACGTAGACAAGTCGCTAATAAAAGCGTTGAAGCCGTCTACCATGCCGCCCTCGACGAACTGATCGGCGATCTGGCGCTTCATGCGCTCGGCGCGGTCGGCTGCGTCTTCCATGAGTTTGACGCGGATGTCTTCCTCTGCCTGCTCTTGGAATGTCTCCATCATCACAGGGTCGAGGGGCTGGTTGTTCTGGATAGCCTGAATCACGTTCTGCGACACAAGCTCAGTCACCTTATTCTTAAAATCAGGCGGCATGTCCGGAAGCGGAGTGGGCTTCAGATCAAACGGAACCATGCCTTCGTCGAGCAAAATATCGCGCAGCCATGACTCGGCACCGCGACACTTAGTCTCTGTGAGCATCATGAAAATCTCAGAGCCGCCCGTTTTGCGGATTTCTGCTAGCTTATCCGGCTCATACTCGCCGGTGCGCTGGCGCAAAGCCTTGAGCATGTCTCGCTCGATGGGTTGCTTGGCGTCGCGCGCCGATTCCCAACACTTGCGCACGTGGCCTGCGAGGCCGGATAAAACGGGGATTTGCTGGCGTAACTCAGCGTCACGAGTCGCCTGTACGGCGGCGTCTTCTGCATCCAGCTGCGTGTTCGACTTGACGACGAGGAGTCCGGGCATATTTAGTCGTCCTCGGAGTAGAAATTAGATGTTTTAGATGCCATGCGGCCCCCACGGTTGGATTAACCTACTCTGATTCTACACCCAATATATTATTTGTCTAGTGTCAAGTCCAACCTGACATGCTGGCCGTCTCAATTACATGAGCCTTACGTTTGCTAAACTTGCCACCCTGTTGGGCGTCGGCGTGCAACGCGAGGTACTGCATCGCGTCGGCGATGTGCGAAGCGTCGTTCTTCTCGGGCTTGTCTTCCAGCTCCCCGTTGGTCTTGAGCTTGTAGCGATACTGACCACGAAACGCGTTGATGAGTGGCCGACAGCTCGGGTCGATCAAGAGGCCCGCCCCAGTGTCAACCTGCCTGTTGAGGAATTGTTCCACGGCGGTGATGCGAGCGACGATACTATTTGTATAAGCTGGTTGCGCTTGGAAACCTTCTTGATCTAAAATGTCGTACACGGTCTTCTCGTCAGTCTGCACTCGTGCAGTCCCTGCCGGGTCTCCGATAACTAGGACAGGTGCGCCCGGAAATTCCTGTGCCAGCTCCGGTTTGAGAATAGTGCGGATAAAACGCAACAGTCCCATGCCGTCGGCAGTCAGCGAGCGGTATATCAGTAGGCGACCCATGGCGTCTAGCTGCCCAATGACAGCGGACGGATTCAAGCCAAAGTCCATCCCGATCAGCACCGGACGAAGCCCGTTCAGAATCGGAGTCAGTGTCTTCTTCGCAACGTGGAAGTCGCTCTCGAAGCTGCGGAACACCGGCTGACCAGCCAAGCTCTTGCCGAACTTCGCGTGGATGTACACGTCGATGTATTCCTCGGTCTTGCCCTTAGCCAAGTTGTCGTAGTAGTTGCTCGGCAGCAGGTGAACCCAATCCGCCTCCGGACTCATGCCCGACGGCTGAATGGTCACGTGGGTATTATCTGGTGGATCAACCAACAGCTTTTCCCAGAACGTGTCCATGTCCGGCGGGTTGCTCATTCCCCACAGGTGGCTGTTGGGTTTGCCGGTGTCGGTCACACACCCTTGGATGGGGTTGCCCTTCTCATCATTGCCCCACTCAGGCCGATGCGGCACCATCATGCCATCTGGATAACGACCCAGACGACCTTGCAGTGCCTCGAACACGTCCTTGTTAATTTCCCGGAACTCGTCCAGCACGGCAAAGGATGCCTGTAAAGACAACAAGCGCCGAACGTCGTTGGAGTCGTCCAAACCTCGGAACAAGACTTCGCACTCCACATCGTCCAGTTTCAAGAAGAACTTGTACTCGGACTTGAGGAACGAACCCGCCATGCCGTCGGGAAACCACTTCAAAAAATCCGGTATGGAAGTGTCTCGGAGCTGCTCTCGTGTGTTACGTACCCAGACGCAGCGGCTACGCCTTACGCCATCCTTACACGGCGCCATCTGTTTGGCGTGGTACAGAATCTTAACAATCCCCGCCGTCGTCTTGGTCGAACCGACCGGGCCACACACGAACGACAAAAAGTCTTCCGCGAGGAAGAAAGGCACCAGTGACGGGACTGGCGAAAATTGCGTACTCACAGGTAGTCGTCTCCGGCGTACTCGTAAGATTCTGGCTCATCTATATAGATACCAGTTTCTTTCTTGGTCTTGGTCGGTAGTGTGAGCGTGGGAACTTCCACCACATCTGCCATCTTGGTAGCGGACGCGGCGGTCGTGGGTAACGCCCCGGGGATGTTGATGGTGATGCTGAACCCCGGGCCGGAAACAGCCTCGACGTTTTTGCGAGGCTCAAGGTCGCCCCACTTAACTAAGTTCTCAACAACTTTTGCACGTACGGCAGCTGGCACATCGGGGTCTTTTGCCATGCTGTAGCTGTCGGCTAGCAGGTCTTCTGCCAGTATCCGGCACTTAGCGGCAAAGGAAAATCCCGACTCAGTCAACTCTTTGACGAAAGCCGTTACATACCCCGTGAACGTGGGGTTCGATTTGATAGCGTCGTATTCCTGCTGGGTTACCCCCTCAGCAGCCAGAACCTCATGCGTCGGCGCCGCAGCACCAACCTGATTTCTTGCGATAGCTAAAGCTAAATCCCTAAGAAATACGTCCGCGCTAATTGAGCGGTTCATGGGCGTGAATGTACCACAAATTTTTGGTGTGTGTAAACATTTTATCTGGCTGGGATGTTGTGGAGATATTAGACTTGTAAAAAATAGGGGGCGCTTTACGCGTAACGGATATAAGCCCCCGGGGGGGCCCCCCTCTGGACGGGTGGAGGGGGTGGGGGTACCTACTACTGTCACGACTCCTGCTTGTCTCGTTGTGTGGCTATG